TGATATAATAGATTATTGTAATACAAATAATAGAACAGCAAGTCTTTTAACAAATGGTGTTAGATTACACGATATAAACTTTGTAAAAAAATTAAAAGAACATAACGTACACGCTGTAGAGATAGGTTTAAATCATTATTCTTATCAAGGTAAAAAAATACATAATAAACAATTACAAGGTATAAAAAATTGTATTGATGTTGGTGTTAAAATTCATTATATAGGTTATACTGTAGAAAAATATGAACATTTAATAGACATTATAAAAGAAATAAAAACGTTTCCAGTTTATAGAGATAGTAAAAATAAAAAAAGATATCAGTTTAGAATTAGATTAGGTAGTGATATAGGTAGAATACCAAATGAGCCTACAGCATTTATTAGTACAAATTATAAAGAAATAGAAAAAGTTGCTAATGAATTAGGTCACGATTTAATTAGTGGTAATGCTGAAGGTGACGATAATATGTACCATATGTTTGGATATATAGATGGCCATAAGATCAGAATTATACAATGGCCAGATGCTAAAAACATAGATATGAGCCAATTAAAACACTCACCTTGGGCTAAATTCAATAGACAAAATTATATAACAAATTTTGTACATCAAGTTATAACAAGAGATGCATATGTAAATAAGAAATTACCTGTATTAGATGATGTGCCAGACACATATAAATATAGTATAGAAAACGACGGAGATATAAATGGCTAATAAAAATATTGTAGTTACATTAACCAATGATATTGTTTTTGAAACAGAACAAAATTATAAAACAAATTTTGATATATATTTTAATAACAATATATTTACTAGCAATAAAGAATTACAATTAACTTCAAACTATATACAAAAATCTATTGAAGTTGATTTTGATTTTGACATTTCAAATACAATTAGATTAATAGTGTTTGCTAAATCATCACAAAAATTATTCAATTCTATAGAACAATATGATATAGAAATAAAACCTAATGAAAATTATATACCCAATACTAATAAATTATATGATTTATCTATAAACATTAATGAAAATTTTTTAACAAATAATCCTACTAATATAACTTATGATGATGTATTAAAAAATGATAGACCAGATATTATAGATTGGAAAAAAGAATACTTATTTAATAATGAAGTCCTTGGTGTTTACACTAAAGATACTCCAAACAATCAAAATTTAAATAATAAGTTTTCAAAAACAGCATACCTTTGGAATTTAAATGATGAGTTACAATTTAAAATTAAAGAAACATATATAAGCAATAAACCAGAATTATTAGGTAAAGAAGGTTATTGTTTACCAGGAAATAGTACTATTAGATTTGATATTATATAATTTTAATTATGAACAATAAGATGTTACAAGGGTTGATACCCGGAGTACAAACAAATATAAATCTAGCAACAGACAGTTGGGAATTTGGAACTATTATCAATAATCAAAAAATTATTGATAGTGGTATAGGTCAAGGTTGTTTTACTCTTGGTTTTAAAAGACACGATATAATAGACTATGTTTGTAGTAAATTAAAAACATATAAACCAGAATGTGCTGAATCATTAATAGGAAACACAGACGAAATATTACTGAATGATGTATCTTTTGAATTATCTCAAAAATTATATGATATCAGTGGTGGTTACAAAAGTTTTTATTCTCTATCAGGTAGTGACGCAAACGAAGGCGCAATCAAACTAGCGTCTGCATATCATTATAAAAAAGGCAATAACTTCAAACATAAAATTGTTAGTTTTAAAAATAGTTATCACGGTAGTACATTTTTAAATTACAACTTGGGAGATTCTTTATTTGAAAATCCTTTTTATAGTTTACTGCCATATGCACATACAATACGTTTAGATAAAAATTTTGAACTAGGAGATACTGATTGGACACAGGTTGCAGCAATTATAGTAGAAACACGATCTTGGAGTAATTGGTTAAAGAAAGAACCTATTGATTTTTGGAATAAATTAGAACAAATTAGATATACTTTTGACGTATTAATTATTATAGATGATATCTTTATAGGTGGGGGTAAAACTGGTGAGGTAATAGGATGGAAATCGTTAGATATTAAACCTGATATATTTACATTGGGTAAATCTATCACAGCTGGATACTTTCCATTGTCAATAACGCTTTATAATGATAAAGTCAATGCAATTCTTCCTAAAGACTTCAATTGGGATCACGGGTTTACTTATAGTTTTTCATTACCTGGAATATTAAGTACTTTGAAATACCTTGACATATTAGAAAAAGAAGATATATTCTCAAATTTCAAAACTTTACAACATAAAACCGAGTCTGTAATTAATACTACTAATTTTTTAATTAAAAATCAATTTGGATTAGTATATAATATAACAAATGGTAAACAAAACTTTCTATATATCATACCATTAAATGCCACAGATGAGTACTTCAGCATATTAAAAAATACCCTTGACAAATACCTATAGTTGTGATATATTATAGTAATGAACTCTAAAGAATTTTCACTTAAAATAGAAAACTTAGTACAATCTAAAAAGACGTTGTCTTATATGGATGCTGTATTATTTTTCTGTGAGGAAAATGATATAGACCCTAGTACTGTGGCTAATTTAATATCTAAATCTATTAAAGATAAAATAACTGTAGAGGCTCAAAATTTAAACTATATACCTAAGACGGGTAGATTACCAGGAGTATAAAATGTATGGTGGGTTTGATGTATTTAAAACATACCTTGCAGTTAAATTACACTTCACAACAGATAGTTATGACTACCATAAATATTCCGGTGAAGTTAACTGCACATTAGATACATTTACTAAAAGAAATGATAGATATTTTTTTCACAAACTTAGCACCAGATATGGTAAAGATGATATATTGGGCTTTTTTGTTAGTAATTTTCTGGTTGATAGTAACAAGTGGGTAAAGAGTTTAACAAATCAAGATGGTAAAGATGTTTTTACAGATTGGAAGAAACGTAATGAATCTTTTGAATATCATTTTAGAAATGATTGTATCACTATTACTAATGACTTTAATGCTAAGCAGTTTTCTTTTGATAATGGTTTTAGCGTTTTTGGTGGACAGCATCCTAGGTTTTTTCAATTGGTTTTATCAAAAAAAATATCTTACGAAACTGCAATCGTTTTCAATAAAATCTTATCTTATAGTAAGTCTTGGGACAAACAGATTGTTGAACAGGTGGTTTGGCCAGTCCACTCCAAAAGGATAAAAAAATATACACCTTTTGTAAAGTATAATGAGACACAATGTAAATTAATAATGAAGGAGGTTTTTGTAAATGGATCATAGATTAAAACAGTTAGTTGAAGAATTAAATAGAGCGAATTTACCTAATAACAATTTCAACCCATATATGGGTGCACCACAACAATTTAAGGAGGATCATATGGAAGTAAAAAATAGTTTAAAATCTGAATTAAAAAAAACAGGAATAAAAATATTAATTAATGTAGGAATAGTCCTTACATTAATAACTTTATATTATATTTTTAGATAATATGTCAGGCCAACCTTATGCTCCAGTTGTCGATATAAACGACTTGGGTGATGTACAACCACCTAAAGGGATTAATACTGTATTTTGTATTGGTAACGGTGAAAGTAGAAAAGGTTTTGATTTAAATAGTTTAAAACCTCACGGTAAAATATATGGCTGTAATGCTCTTTATAGAGAGTTTACTCCTGATGTATTAGTTGCCGTTGATCCTGGAATTTCACACGAAATATATCAATCAGGTTATTGTAATAAGAACGTTGCTTATTTTAGAGAATGGATTAAATATGAGGCTAATCTATATGATAATATTGTTAATGTAGGTTTAAATAAAAACGATATAGAGAACTTAAAAGATAATTACATTGTAAATGAAAGAACAGCAGAGACAAGTAAATTTGTAATGCATGGTAGTAATTTAAAACAAATTTTAGAAAATAAAAAAAACAATAATCAAAGAGCCAATGTTAAGATTAATTTTAAAGAACTTTACATTAGTTGGATAAAAGATAACGACTATTCTTTTAGTATTGATGATTTACCAATAAAAGATAAAGGTTGGTCTACCGGCGCATCATCAGGTTTAGTCGCATGTAATCAAAATCATTTTACTATCAAAGAACTATACTTAATAGGTCACGATCTTTTTAGTTATGATGATAACGTAAACAATCTATATAAAGATACACCTAATTATGTAAGAAGTAACGAAGGAGAAACTCCTTGTGTAAATTGGATATCACAATGGGCAGGATTAATATATGGTTATCCACGTGTACAATTTTATAAAGTAAACAGAACTAAAGAAGATAATAAAGTAGATAGACCTATTAAAGAATGGAATGTATATAATAATTTAAAGTACATTACATATGAAGAATTAAAAGAAAAATTTAAATTATGATAAGATGGATTGCCTGTGTTTTTGGAATTGTTGCGGCAACAATACATGCTAGTGCCGTTATTTCATTACAATGGTTAGGATGGTTAATATGTTTAGTATCAATTTCATTATGGTTGTTTATTGCCTATAAAGATAAAGATACTGCAAGAGCAACTATGCAATTCTATTTCTTAATTATATCGATCATTGCTGTATATAACTGGTTAAAACATATATGAAAGTTTTTTGTATTGGTAACGGTGAAAGTAGAAAAGGTTTTGATTTAAATAAACTAAAACCATTTGGAAAAATATATGGTTGTAATGCTCTCTATAGAGAATTTTCTCCAGATGTTTTAGTATCTGTTGATCACGGTATAATGCACGAAATATATCATAGCGGTTATAGTATTAATAACAATTGTATTTTTAGAGATTGGACAAAAATACCAGATTTACATTATCAAACATTAGTATATGAGGGTATGTCAGAAGATGATATAAACAGAATTACAAAATGGGATATGATAAAACAAAATGACAAACCAAAGGGTAGTTGTGAATTTGTGATGCATGGTGCAAAATTAGAAGGTGTAGCTAAAATTGTAAATGGTTATAAGAATGATGAAATGATCATCAAAGAAAAATACGTTAATCAAACTCAATTATATATAAGTTGGTTACATACAGAAGATAAAGTAGCTTGTATTACAGATGTACTAGGCTTTGATTATGGATACTCAGCAGGTACTACTTCATTATACGTATCAGCTGTTATAGACAAGCCAAAAGAAATATATCTGATAGGACACGATTTAAATACTACAACGGGCAATCTAAACAATATCTATAAAGATACAAAACATTATATGGCATCATATAATAAACAAACTGATTTTGAAAAATGGATAAATCAATTAAAAACAATATTCACTAATAATCCCGATATACAATTCTATAAAGTTAATAATTCATTAAACCCTTTAAATAATGATGATAAAGTTAATATAATATGGGAAGAATTTAAAGGGATCAAAAATCTACATTATATCACATATGAAGCACTTGACAAACACCTACAATTGTGATATTATAAATAATAATGATAGCGATTATACAGCTAACACAAATACAAACATACGGAGAATACAATGGACTTTAATACATTAAAATCAAGTCACTCTAACTTTGATAAACTTACCAAAGCTTTGGAGTCTAAACTAAATCCAGAAGAATCAACATCAAAAGACAAATACGCTGACGACAGAATATGGAAACCAGAACTAGATAAAACTGGTAGTGGTTATGCCGTACTTCGTTTCTTACCTGCTTCTGAAAAAGAAGATATGCCTTGGGTACGAGTGTGGTCACACGCATTTCAGGACAAAGGTGGTTGGTATATTGAAAACTCATTAACTACTCTTAATCAAAAAGATCCTGTTAGTGAAGAAAATACTAGACTATGGAATACAGGTGTTGAATCTGATAAAGAGATAGCAAGAAAGAGAAAAAGAAAATTATCTTATTACTCTAATATATTAGTTGTTAGTGATCCTAAGCATCCAGAGAATGAAGGTAAAGTATTCATATTCAAATATGGTAAAAAGATATTTGATAAGATTGCTGAAAGAATGAGTCCTGCATTTGAAGATGAACAACCAGTTAACCCGTTTGATTTTTGGAAAGGTGCGAACTTTAAACTAAAAATTAGAAAGGTAGATGGTTATTGGAACTATGATAAATCTGAATTTGAGCCTACTGCTCCAGTTGCTGATAGTGATGAGAAAATTAAAGCAATTTGGTCTAAACAGTACGCTCTAACGCCTTTCTTGGCCCCTAGTAATTTCAAATCCTATGATGAACTCAAAGAGAAACTGAATAGGGTTATTACGGGAACTAGAAATACTGCAACTGTTGAATCTGCTGACCTCCCTCAAGCTAGAACAAATGGTTCGGTAAAAAGTAATGGTAAAACTACTCCAGCTGCTAGTGATGATGACGATACGTTATCTTACTTTAGTAAATTGGCAGATGACGAGTAATCTCTCTCTTTACTCATAACTTTGATGGTGGCCAGAAATGGCCACTATTTAAACTGCTAAACTTGTTCCTATATTTCTAAAAGACCTATCATAATTATCTACTTCCATAGGAAAAGAAACTGAACTATTTTGATTTTGAGTTGACACATTATTGGTAGGAGCTATAACCATATTGTTGGCTGCTTCTTTCTCTTTCTTAGCCATATTTCTTTCTTTACTCAACTGATTAACACTATTTGCTTCCTGTTGTGACATAGGTAAGAAACGTTTATCAGGTATAAAATCTGGTCTAGGTGGTATTCTTTTCTTCTCATTGTCATATGATTTAATAAAATCTTCTCTAGGTTCAGTCTTTATATCTTTAAAATTAGATGAATCTTCTCTATCTACTTTAGAAGGTTCTTTATCCATTTTCAATTTGTCTTGTTCTGTTACATTTTTATTAGGATCTTTTTCAAGTTTCTTTGTATCATCACCAAATAACCAACTAAATTTAGATTTTATCCAATCAGCTAATTTACTAATGGCCATAATAACACCTACTACTGCTAATCCTATTAATATAAATTTGGCTGAGGCCATTAATCCTGCTATAGCGAATCTACCTAAAACCATTGCACCTTTGGTTAATCCTGAACCTAATGAAGATAATCCTTTACCCAATAATGATATACCATTTTTTGTTAAATTGCCTAATGATGAGGTTAAACTACCAATTTCTTTACCCATTGATTTAAAATAAACAAATAACTCTTTTGGTGCTTGTAATCCTTGTAACATTTGATCTTTAGCACCACGTAATGTTTCTACAATAGGACCACCAGCGTAATTAGTTTGACCAGGTTTAACTCCTACTAAATCTTTTCTTTGTTGTAATTTTTCTTCAGCTTTAATTATTAATTGGCGTCTGTTTAATATTTTTTTATTATCATCATCACTTAAAGTATTTTGTCTTAATAATCTTTGTTCTTCTCTTAAAAATTGTTCTTTTCTTCTCTCTAATTGTTTTTCTTGTTCTCTAATAGATATTTTTTCTTGTTTTTCTTCTTTTAATGTTCTAATTTTTAATTGTAAATTTTCTTTATCTACATAGGTGTTAATATTATTTTGTTGTAATAAGACTCTTTCAGTCTCTAATTGAGATATCTTTTCTTCTCTTATTTGTTTTTCTTCAGCACGTTTTTGTTTTTTTTCTTCTAATGCCTTTTCTAATTTACTAATACTTTCATTTAATTCTTTACTAAAGTTTTTTAAATTAACTCCAAATTTTTGTTGTAGTGTATCTATAATGTCTAATGCTTTTTGGTCATCATCTTCTCTATTAGTTTTTAATAATTCACCGATTTTATATAACTCATTTTCAATACTAGGAACTATAGCTTTAGTAGCAGTTACAACTGTTGTTTGAACTTTTTGAACTATTGTTTGTGTAATGTTTCTAAGTGATTTTGTAAGTGTTTCAGTGCCTAAAGGACCACCGGTAGACTGTTCAGTATAATCTTTTACAGCTCTTAGAAAAGAAGCCTTTTTCATTAAGTCGCCTCTACCCATACCCATTTCTTCAGGTCTAACACCTAATGCTAGTGATGTTGAATCGTCTATGAAATCTTTGGCCATTTATTAGCCTATCTGTTCTTCTTCTATTTTTTTGGCTTCTAACTTTTTAGTTTCAATCTTTTCTTGTGTTCTACCATATGCTGATATACCTAATACAGCTCCCATACAAATATGAAAGAAACCAGCACCTTGTAATGTAAGTGGCATCCATTGTGTAAATACAATATTCTTTAAATAGGTTGCTTGTGCTAAATTCCATAGTACAGGAAATATAACAAAATCAAATGCACAAACAGCCAGATATAACCAACCCATTGCTGGACGCCATTTAGTATTAAAATTCGATTCTTTTTGATTATTCATAATACTATTTATATAGATAAACCTTTTTTTCTTATAGCTACTTGCACATTATTAGGTATATTAATCACATCTAATCTAGCCCAATTACAATGAATAAATGTATCTACAGCTAGTCTAGGAGTCAAACCTATATCATTACTTACATCTATTAATTTAAAATCGTAACTATATTTCCAAAACGTTGCATCATCTATTAACAATATACCACCAGAGTTTAATAGATTAAATGATAATGTTAAATCTTCCAACACCTTATATGAACGATGGTGACCATCTATGTAAATCAAATCAAATTTTTTATTTTCATTATACAATTTATTTAATACATTAAAAGATATATCTTTATGAAATGTTATCTTATTCTTATAATCACATTTAGACAAATTATTTTTCCATTTACTTTCTATATCATCAAAATATGATTGTTCTACACCATAATTGATACCTTTAAATGGATCTATTGTATGTAATTCAAAATGTTCGTGCTTACCTAATTGTTCTGCAATCCATAATGAATAAAAACCTTCAAATGTTCCTATTTCCAATATTTTATTAGGTATAAGAACCTTATCAAATATGTACTGTGAATTATCTATTGCAGATGGAGACCAGTTTTCACTAAAGGTATATTTACTTATTGGCTTGTGATTGTTCACGCTGTCTTTCATTTTCTTCCTTAATATAAGTCACTAATAATGAAACGTATATATCCCTCTCCCAAGGTAACATACTTTCTATTTCAGTCAATGAATATTTGTGATGCTGCATTAAGGCAAAATTAGTTTCGAAGTAGGCCTCTAGGCTACTGTGGGCGAGGCCAATTCGAAAAAATCTGCAATGCCAGATAAAGTTACTTTACTTACAACACCTGTTTTTGGATTAGTAACTTCAATTTCTTTTTGAAGTTTGGGCATGGTGTCAAAGAACTTTCTTATCTTATTGAATGCATCTTGAGGTAAATATTCTATGAACTCTTTTAATTCTTCGTTAGATGTATCCTTTGAAGGATAAATTTTATCACCTTCAAATATATGATCTATGCAATCAATCAAAATAGCAAATATAGATTCAACTTGTAAATTATCTGTACCTTTACCTATATCGTAATTTTTAAGTGTAGGATATTTCAATACAAGTCCTAAATTCTTTTTATCATCTATTACAATTTTATTTGTATGACTATCATCTACATGCACTTCAACTTTAGTTAAATCAACTTCTGTTTCAGCATATGTTATTCCATCATCAGGACATATTGTTCTAAATTTAACAATTTCTGCTACTGATTTTGCTCTGATATTTAAAAAAATATATTCAATATCAAATATTGGTAACTTATCTACCTTTAATGTATTAAATGTACAAGCATCAACAATTTCTTTTAATGCTGATACCATTTGTTTATTGTCACCTGTTTCCAGGGCAATGTATAATATCTTTTCTTCTTTAACTAGAAAAGGTCTGTATTTGATTTTTTTATCTTCTGATGGTAACGTCAATTCATACGTAGGCACATCAACTCTTGGCAACGCCATAATTATCTCCTTATTATATAATATTACTATTTATTATAGATTTAATGGCGGTAAATTACCAAATGGAGGAAACACTCTACCACCTGTAACACCACCGATTGGTATACGTCTTTTAATACCTTCTAATACTTGTGTTCCAGCTCTACGTAATTCTGGTGGTAATCTATTCATTAATCCACCAAAAGCACCATAACTACTTTTTACATCTACATTTCTGAAGTTTGGTTCACCTAATGCAATAGTACCAGAACGATCTAAGAAATAATTTACCCAATATCTAAATGTAAATGTAACGTTAAACGTTGTTATAGTATCAGTATCAGCATATGCATAGTCAACAACTCCTATTGTCTTAGGGAAACAATCAAATAATTTTACAGCATATGTTACATCATCTCTCTCTGCCTTACTAGCATAACTTCCTAATTGAAATATGTTTATATCAGATACATAGTTATCATAAAAATTAAAGTTATGAGATTGAGTACTAAACGCAGCTGCTTGCCACGTTTCAAAGTATGATCTTTCTCTTAAAAATTTATCACTATAGAATGTTGCTGTTATATCAGCTGATTTATAATCATATGCAATTTTACGAGCTGGACCTGCAGTTTTAACTTCTAACGTTTGTATATCTCTATCTGGCATAGATATTGCATTACAAAAAGCATTTACTCTTTTAGCATTTGAATTTTGAATAGGTATTAGATCGCTTTGTTTTTTAAATGTTTGTAATGTTTCTTCTGCACTTAAAGACGGTTCGCTTAAATCATCACCTAAAACAATTGGTTGTGCGCCTTTTGGTAAATAAAACTCTACATAAAATCTTGCCTTACGAGCAAATCCTTCTGCCTCATTAACATATGAGTGCATTCTACCCATTGTAGTTTCTTTTTGAGGTCCTTGAGGTCGTCTAAATCTTTTATCGTTTTCTACATTGTCTAATGAACGATCACGTGGCAATCCTAATCTTACATCAAATCCACCAATACGAACTCCACCTCTTAAAATAGCCATTATACCATACTCCTTGAAGCATTATAAACACTACCAGCAGGTCTTTTTTGAAACTGTTGTACTGGTAAATAACAAGCAATAGCTGCTTGTGTTAAATCTATTTTTAAAAAACTAGACCTAACGTGTTTATACAAATATTTTTTAATAGTCGGTTTAATCATAGGAATATTTTTAACTCTTGCCCAGCTAACATCAAATCTAGCATCTTTCAATCTAGGACTTGTTGCATATCTTTGCATATTTTCTAATAATCTTAATCTTAATAATGGTGGTAGATAGTGAAAATTTAATCCACTGAATCCACCTTTGATAGCTTCCAATGGTAACACTAATGGAAACGTATCGTAATACGGTAAACTTTCTTTATACTTTGGATCATAAAAGAATAAATTTAATAAACCTAGATTGGGTCTAGCAGTCAATGTACCTTGTGCCATTAATTTATTAGCACTAATCTTTTGACCAATAGATGATATGGCGTTTTTATACCAACTTGCTGATTTAGTAGTATCGCCTTGTTTATTAGCTAATTTATCTAGTATTGAAACCATTTACTATATTTATATTAACTATAGACACCTATGTCTTTTTCAGTAAAGATTTTAAACTCTAAATCGTTACCTTCACAGTACACTTTAGCGGCTTGCCATTTAGCTTGATTCTTAATATATTCTAATTGTTCACGCATAAAAGAACGTCCTTGTTTCTTTGGTTTCTTAGGTGGAAAGCATTGGCGATATGGTTTTATTTCAACCATAAATTTTTTACCTGTTTTTAACTTGAATATAAAATCTGGATAGTATCTGTGAATGCGGTAATCAATAGGTGAACGATAGATAATAGGTATTTCTTCACTAGCCCAAAACTCAATAGCATCATTTTTATCCAAATACACCATCATGCGCCTTTCCAATAGTGAACGATAAACTATTCTATTAGGATCACCAGCGTACTTTTTAGGGTGTGTAGGTTTGTA